TAAAGGAAACGACGACAAGCACTGGCACAGGCACTATAAATTTAGCAGGCGCTGTTTCAGGGTTTGAAGGTTTTGTAGCTGGAATAGGTAATTCAAATACTACCTACTACGCTATTGCACACCAAAGTGCAAATGAGTGGGAAGTAGGACTAGGAACTATTACAGACGCATCACCGGACACTTTAACAGGTAGATCAGTAATCTCTAGCTCTAACAGCGATAGTGCTGTTGATTTTAGTGCAGGGACAAAAGATGTATTTTGTACGTTTCCAGCAAGTAAAACAATGGACATGACACTAACTACTGCAGGAGATATTTTGTATGCCTCCGCAAATAATACACCAGCAAGGTTAGCGAAAGGTTCAGCACTCCAAGTTCTACAGATGAACGCAGGAGCAACAGCACCAGAATGGGCAACATCAAGTGGCGTAAGTGCCGGCTTTGTAATTGCAATGTCTGTGGCGCTATGATACAAGGATAATTTATGGCACAAGATTTTGAAAGAGCTGTTGCAGCGGATGGATCAGGAGACGTAGCTATTGGTACAACTGCACGTACTATAATAACTTCTAACTCAGACGACGCTATAATAGGCATAAGATTAGCAAACATAGTAACACAAACAATTCAAGCAGATGTCTATATTACTAGCACAGCTAGTGGTGGATCAGCTGATTCTTACATTGTAAAAAATGTAAGCATTCCTCAAGGATCTAGTATAGAATTGATTGATGGCGGTTCAAAAGTTGTGCTTCAAAGCACTGACGTTTTGAAGGCAAAATCTGAC